TAAGCCAAGTTGCTTCTCTTGCCAATCGTAGATTCTATCGACAAGGACTGAATTGGGCAGTTGCCAGTATGAAGTTCAATAGTACAGTTGTTGTTCCTTCTACAACTCAACCTGCACCTGGACAATCTCCAGAAGGTGCTATTTGGGTTCAAAAACTTCCTAACACTTGGATTATGTCCAATGCTTGGGAAAAAGGATTCCGTGCTTGGACTAGAATGATTAAAGAGGCTACTATTGAGGCTCCTTCAGTTCGACCTAAATTTTTAGATTTCAAGGTTTTTATGGATGCAAATCATCATGATGAAGGTGTTTCCGCTAACCTATTACCAGCTGTTTCTGGTTCTCCTGTTTCTATTGGTTCATTTACTCCTGCTACACGTGGAGAATGGGATTATTCCACTTATGAAATCCCAGTTTCTAATGCTGACCCTACTTTACCTGCAGGTAATTCTGTCACTCGTGACGTTGTAGCCATTGGCGGTAATTATACTGCAGTTGGTGCTTCTGGTAATTATGCAGTTTCTTTAATTGATGGATATTCTTCTTCACGTGCTTTGCCTGATATTGAAGATCCTAATTTACCAGATGATGCTTCTTCTGCAGCTGGATCTCTAGCTCAAAATTGGCTAGTTGCTTTATTCAATGAAGGAACTTCTCAAGATTCTGAAGTTCTTCAAGACCTTGAAACCCAAAACAACATTGCACCTTATCCATTTGAAAATGATGGTACTAATGTTGACACCATGTATCCAGGTGGTCCAAACCAATTAAACGGTTTACAATTGGTTGCTCTTGAAAATATCACTGGTACAACTGTCGGTGGTATTACGTACGTCAAAGGTAGTTCTTTCCCTTGCGGACTTATTCGAATTGATGTTCAGAATAACAATCAGGCTTTAGAATTGAACAATATTCTGCAAATAGATCTTGTTCCTGGTTCTCATCGTGGTTATCTTTGTGAACCTATGACGGAGATGTGATATTATGAATCCCGCTACAGAAACTGTTGTCCAGGCATCTAAGATGGCTATGGTTATTGACCATCTCAAAAATAATCGTATTGAGTATTTGGTATTGGTATTATTCTCGCATGTCCTTGGTCTTACCTCAAAGGCTTCAGAACATGTTGCAGGAGTGTGTGCATGATGTGGAAGAAAGGAAAAACCTTCAGGAAAGGAAATAGAACTGTTCGTTATATTTATAAAAACGGTAGAAAGTCAACCAAGAAATTGGTTACCGTTAAGAGCTCTAGAAAGAGATCTAATTATCGCAGGCGATATAGATGAAATGTTCAGAGTGTGATTCTGTAAAATTAGAAGCAAAAGAAATTCCTTTTGTTGGAACACACGTTATTTGTTACGATTGTAATGCTGAGTGGGTTGAATGAATTTAGAAATGGCCGGTTTTGTTTTGGAGCAATCTGGTGTTATTCCAGATATTCCCCATTTACACATGGTTTCTCCAAAAGGCCATACTGTTCTTAATCCTGCAGTTCCTTGGTATGATCGTCACGTTGCTGAAATAGCCAGACGATTTCCTAAGTCATCTTATGCTTACCATCCTGAACTTACACGTTCTGGTGGTGCAGGTCTTGCCAATTGGGTTTACCGTAATTCTGTAAATTTGCGTTTTGCTTCTGTTGCAGCTACAACTACTGCAGTTGCAGTTGGTGCTCTTGCTGCAGTTATTGTTACAGACATTATGATTCAAAATAAAACTGGCGAATCTGGCCCAGATTTATTTACTCCAGAGATCCAAAGATACGAACGTTCTGCTTTTGGTTCATCTCGTATGATTTAACGTGCCAGGGAATTCATCTCACTGTCGGAGCCTCCGAATCCCTGGCACACCTATCTTGATACGGGAGTTTGAGGGTTGACCCTCAATAGGAAATTCTTTCCTACTTGTTATTATACCCGAGTTGCTAAAAAATAACATCGGTATTTATCTACTTTGTTGATTACGGAGGGATGAGTGGAATGGTGGCAAGCCGCAGTGTTGTAAGGCCCACCCTGCTCATCTTAATTTCCGGAGATGTTATCTGTGGTTTTTAGTCGGGTTGGCAAAGCAGTTTGTAAAGGTACACACTTAGGTTTGCCTCAGGACTCTTGGAAGTCCATTTGTCCTAGATATCTAGCATGTCCTTCATGCGAGACCCGTAGAGCGGGTCGTAGGACAAATCAAATGTTAGAGCGTCTGAAGATGGCCGATTATCGGTTTGAAGAAGACCTTGTTGTAGGTTGTTTAACGGTAACGTTACCAGGTGCAAAGCATCCAAGCGGAATTCGTTACGCTGGATTGAGAGAGCAGTATGAATATGCCACTGCTCGTACAACTTTACCAGGCTTGACTGGCTGGCATTCCATGCGTGGAATGAACCGTCTCCTGAAGGACTTAGGGGCTGAAGGAGGAACACACTACCTTGAGTTCACTTGGAACCGGAGTAAACAATGGTGGAATGTGCATATGCACACACTATTTTACGGATGTTCTGAATTGGTAGGTCCAAATAATATACAACCTTTGAAACAAACTTCTCGTTTTGTTGAAGAAGATGGATCACTTCTTCTGAAGAAGAAGAATTTTGGTCGGACTTCGACTGTACTTAAGAAATTAGGATATGGCGTTAGATACACCTTGGATTACGCCGATGATGAAGAGAAGCTACAAATGTTGCTTTATTCTTCTAAAGTTGCATATGCAACTAAACCATTTAAGTCTCCTAAAGAGAAATTCTTTGAGACTAGGGAATTTATGGAGAGTTCACCCGAACCAAGATTTTCTCGACCTTTTGGTGATAATGCTATTAAACTGCCTTCGCTACCGGATGGTTATGGCGAAGCGTAAAAGATATTCTAAATCTACTAAGATACAACCAGCTGTTGAGACTTTGACTTTTGATTTAGGTAATGTTGGCCTTGCTACTGCTGACCCTGGAGCTATTCCTGGTCACAGAACTTATTACATTGATTTAAGCCAAGTTGCTTCTCTTGCCAATCGTAGATTCTATCGACAAGGACTGAATTGGGCAGTTGCCAGTATGAAGTTCAATAGTACAGTTGTTGTTCCTT